TGATACCGCTAGTTTATCTAGCGATACTGATACTGAAGCATCTCTTTCATCTGAAACAATAGTTTCATTGATAATATCTTCAATTGCCATATCACACTCTGGGTGTTGAGCAATCTCACGATATCTTTTAATTAAATCAATGTCATTCTTGGCAGTAACTTCCATATCCAAGTATTGGCCAAAGTAACCGCCAGCAGCTATAGTAGTAGTACCATCATCAGGAGAGGCGACAGTAAACGCTTGTTTCGCTTCTGCCGGCTTCCCTGAATCTTGATTGTTTCTTGTTATTTGGAATCCAAGTAAATTAGCCATATTATATTTCCTTATAACTTAGTTAAATTTTAAATTATGTAGTTGTATCTGTTTCAAAGTATTGATAGTCAAGAGTAACACCAAAATCTTCGACAGCATCATTCGTACCATACGAAAGTGCGATACCATCTAGTGAAGTTGGAAAGCATCCTCTAATCTGATATTGCTTGATTGAGTTGCCATCTCTATCTAAGTGGTCTACAAAACCATCAACTTGATAATCGTTAGGGTCTGTAAGACCTTCATTATCAGTAATGTTATTGATACCATTCATCCATCTTTCAAATGCACGATACAATTTAAAATCTGTATCATTTAAGATAGTCATGTTCCAAGAACCGAATGTTCTGCTATCTCCAGCAAGTTTCAATTGACGACCTCTGAAGTTTACAGTTACCATAGGAATATCTTGTCCTGGGATACCTGTTGCAGTACATAAGAATGATAAGTCAGATGTTTCACCACCAGTTGAAGCATAACCAGGGAAAGGTAAAGTTACCTTAAACTGATTGGCTCTTGCACCGCCGCCTCTTAGTCGAGATTTGAATTCATTAATGTTTGCCATTTTCTATTCTCCTCTAAAATTAAGCGCCAGCAACTTCAGTAAAGGCTACGCCTGAACGAGTTGCGACAAAGTTAAGTGAAATGAAGTTAATAGAACGATTAGGTTTGATAAAGATATCTGCCCTAAATTCGTTTCTGTCTATAACATCGCTTGTATTGTTTGTGTCATCACACACTACTGAAAAGTCAGTAAGACCTCTTCTGCCTTGAACATCTCTCAAGAATGGTTCTACTAAGTTTCTAAAGTTCGCCCTAGAGAATTCATCATTGAATTCAAATAGTTGGAATTTAGCAGCAGTAGATACCGCTTTCTCAAGAACAATGAACAATCTACGAACATTGATTCTATCAAATGCACTTGGTTTTGATTGAGCAGTCTTATCGCCAAACAACACAGTACCTTGTCCTGGGAAAGATACAACTGGATTTACTCTTGATTTATAGAGTTCATCTCTTTGTGTTTGATTAGGATTAAAGGCAAGTTTTACTGCGCCTCTAACTTGTCCACGATTGAAACCGCCTGGTGAAAACCATGGGTCTGCAATACTATCTGTTCTTGCACACATACCTGCAGTATCTCCGTTAAGAGGTACATATCTGTAAACATCATTGTACTTGTCATACATGTATTTGTAACCACTATCGATTACTGCATAACTTGATGATGGTAAACCATCAGCAAATCCTACTACATTTTGTTGTTGTGTAACTGAGTTAGCAATATCTACAACATCTGCTCTTGCAGGTGAAATAAATGCAACACAATCTTTTCTTGCAGTTGCAATGTCCATAACAGCAGTTGCCTTTGTGTCGCCAGTAGCGTCAGCATTTGTCTGTGAAGGACCGCACATTAGTAAAGATATATCAACTGTTTCTGCATCAGAAAATTTCTCATATGCAGTTGCAATCTCAGCGTTAGTAGCAACATAGTCATCTGTTCCACTCGCAAGTGAATAAGATTTAACAACAAATGCATCGCCTTGTGCGTTATCGAAAGTTTGACCTTTCTTAGCACTACCTGCGTTTGCAAGTGTAGTTTCATGGTCCATTACATACACATACTTTGATTGATTATATATTACATCAGCGTAATAGTTACTAGAGCCAGTAGATGTTTTACCGTCAGAAGCCTGTGAAACTCCTTCAAATGTTTCTAAAATGTGTCCTGCAGTTCCTGTGATTCCGCCATCTTCATCTAACACCACAATGTGCATTTCATCTAGTGAACCGCCAGCAGCTAATACATCATCAGATGTTGTTGGTGGACTAGAAAATTGAAAATAATATTCCCAATGTCTTAACACTTTAGCATTGTCAACAACAGCGTGTCTTAATCCGCCCGTTTCTGTTTTACCAGTTGAAGTATTAAATCTTGCGATTGTTAATGTGTGTGAAGATATTGATGTAATTTTATAATAATGCCCTGATGGTGCGCCTGAAGTTGAAGGTACAGCACTTGCATCTCCAAATTCTAGTATATCGCCTACTTGAAATAGGGATCCATCGTCAACAGTAATTGTTGTATCTCCTATATCAGCTGAGCTATCGTTTATTAAAGTTCCACTATTAGAATGTGGACCAAAAGCAGTAGAGTTAGAACATACAGAAATTTTTAAATTATTTCCTAATGTTCCTGCCTCACGAGCAGCATAAGCCCCAACTGAACCAGCAAAACTAGCAGCTGAGCTGTAGTTGTCTAGGTAATCAGTTGTATTTTTTATTAAGACAGCAGTACCAGATGTACAAGCATTTACCATACCTGTAATTGGTCTTACTACCTTCAGATTATTTCCATATCCTAAAAAGTTAGCAGCAGTGAACCATTCCTCAAAATTAGAAGAAGTTGGTTTCCCAAAGTTATCTACTAATTCTTTCTCCGATGAAATTGTTGTAATTTCATCAATTGGTCCCTTTTCCGCAGTTATCACAATTCCGCCACTCGTTGTACTTACGGCAGGAATAACATTAGTTAAGTCCTTTTCAGTTACGGAGACACCTGGTGATACTTGAAAAGCCATATTTAGTTCTCCTTTATTAAAGTTTTATGTTTCAACCCTTTCACAATATTTATAACTTTTGAAAACACTAGTTTTCGCCTCTATGATAAGTTACGGGTTGCCAGAGTACTCCAGAGTCATCAAAGAACGAATTATTGCGACCCTCTGGGTCATCAAGCCCGTTATCAATGAAACCAAACGGTGCCATATCAGCCTCAATAGCATTTTGTTGTTCAGTAAACATTTGTCCACGCACATCAACATCTGTTAATTCTTTAAAGTACGATTGATTCGCTAACCAACCAAATATCACGCAACACATCACTAAATCATCTGTTGAACCAGGCTCTGCTTCCCACGACTTGCCTTTTGATATAAATGTCGACAATTCAGCGATAATATCAAAGTCAGTAATAATTAACTTATCACCTTCTATCAGACTCTTTAGATTAGAAGTACCAATTCTCTTAGTACCTTTTGTCATTCTTAGGCCTAGTTGGTTTCCCCGACCACTAAATCCTCCACCTAATACTTGTCCTGAACGACCTCTCTGTGTACACATCATTACATTGTCGTACTCAATTTCAAATTGTAGTGAATCTGCCACTTGTTGACCTAAATCATTAATCTCAATCAGAACAAATGCACTATTATAATGTTTCGCAACTCTTTCTATGATGTTCGGAAAAACAATTGGTTTAATTTCATTATCTCTGTACTTTGCGACTACCTTATAAGGCGCCTTCGTACAATCAAACACAACAAACGCCGAGTAGTCATTCGATAGCCCTCGTGATACATCAATACACATTGTATAGGTATGGCCTTTAACAGGCATATCATATACATCTAACCCGCCACTTCGTTTGGGTTCTTGTACTGCCATTGTTTTAAGTTTACTTGCCGCAATAAGAGTATCAACACTACCCAAGAATTCGCACTCAAACTCTGTTTGAAATTGTCCTTCTGAAGTGTTTCGTATTGTTTCTTCTTTCCACTTCTCATCTCGACCAGGAACTTCTGACCAATGCACTTCAATTGGCACATAGTCATTTCGTTTGTTCTCTGCATCAACCCACATCTTATAGAACATATTCATTCCGTGAGGTGTAGATACAATCATTACTTTAGATGATTTACCAGATGATACTGTAGGATATACAGAACTAAAGAATTCCTCTGCAATGTTATTTGGAACATAGGCGAACTCGTCTAAGAATATAATATTGAAGGTACTACCACGAACAGCACTAGAAGATGTACTCGCCGCTACGATTTTACTTCCGTTTTCTAATTCGATAGAACCTTTATTCCAGTTGAGAACGCCCTGTTGCATCCACTTAGGTAGATGTTCGTAAGCCAGTTGCAATCGGCCTAACAAATCCCTTGCAGTCGAAGATTTGTTGGCGAGTATTGCAATATTCACATTTTCATTGAATAACACATAATGTAAGAGGTATGAAACTATGATTGTTGATTTTCCACTCTGCCTAGGCAGTTTGCAAATCGTAAAACGATTGTCGTGAAATGTATCAACCATTTTTTCTTGAAAACTGTACATATCAAAAGGCACTAGACCTTTATCGATTGTAACAATCTTCAAGTATTTTCTAATAAAGTATTTTGGGTCATCTAAACACTTGATGACTTCTTCAATTTGTTTTTTTGTAAATCTTGATTTTGTATGACCTTTCTTTAGATTCGGGTTACCAAGATACTGGTCTGCTGGATTAACTGCCATCACTCTCTCGATTCATAAATATAAATAATTTCTCACCTAGTAAATTGCCCACTTGATAGTCAGAAGGATAATGAAACCCTGCCTTGACTCTTCCTAGACCACATTCATTACCTGCTTTTAGTATTTCATCTGCGTGTGCAGGGTTCTTATCTGCCATATATCTTGCAACTAATCTTGATTGAGTAGCGTGACCACTAGGATAAGACCTTGATTTATTTGTTTCGCTAGGCACAGTATTCAGAGTTGGGTCAACTTCTACAGGCCTATCACGATTAAAACTGCCTTTGAAGTAACCAATAATGCCTGTAACCTGTTTAATTAAATCTTTCATCTCATCTTTATCAAACTCTAAATTATTTTCTTTGCAATATTGCTCAATTGCATAAAATGGAACATGGTCATGATTTCTGATAGATTTAACATCTTCGTATGTTCTTTTTGCGACCGCTGTATAAACTTCACCAATTTCGCTTTTTTCTGCTGGTGGTGGGGGTAAACTAATACTTTCTTCTAAACCTGGTCTAAAATATTCCATTTACTTTTTAAACTCCGCAGCTTCTTCTGAACCGCCTGTTGCCGTTCCCTTAGTATAAGAATGAGCGCCCATACCTGCAAGGTCTCCATCTTTAACAATTAAGTATTCTTCTCTTATTGGTGGACCTTGAATTGACGCTTCTTCATCAAAGAAACATTCTAGTATTTCTCTAACTCCATCAGCATATCTTGTTTGTGCTGATAAAGAAGTACCTGAAGTATGTGGTGTCATTCCATGATGAGGCATTGTTCTCCATACATGGTCATTTGGTGCCGGTTGTGGGAACCAAACATCACCTGCATATCCGCTTAACTGGCCAGATTCTAATGCACGAGCAATAGCATCTTTATCACAAATTTTACCTCGTGCAGTATTGATAATATAAGCACCTTTTTTACACTTTGCAATCATCTCGTCATCAAATAGATGTTCTGTTTCAGGATGAAGTGGGCAACTGATATTAATCACATCACACTCTGCAACTAAAGACTCAACTGAATCGTGATATATTAAATTTAATTCTTGTTCTTGTTCTGTGCTTAATCTATGTTTGTCAAAATAGTGCAGATGTACATCAAACGGATGCATCTTTCTTAACATATCGTAACCGATACGACCAGCAGCTATTGTGCCAACATGCATACCTTCTACATCATAAGACCTTGAAACTGCATCAGCAATATGCCAACCG